TGCGATTTTGAACGTTTAAGCGGCATTGCGCTGCTCCAGTTCGCGTTCAGCGAGATTGAAGCGCAATGCATCGACAAACTCATGCGGATACTCGCTGCGTTCCTCAATCCAGCAAACGTCAGCTTCAGAAATTATTACGAACTGTTCCATCCCATCGCGCTCGCGCCACTTCGGAAAAATATCGAGGTCAGTGTAGGTCACGAAGTCGCCAACCTTCACCGTGTTCGGCAGGAACACGCCTGACTCCGGTTCGTGGATCAGGCCGGACTTGATTCGCAGCCACTTGCCGGGGCCGGCGGCAACTACGGTGCCCCGGTTCATCCGGTCCTTGGAAATGACGATCAGCGGCGATACTTCCGGCGTTTTCTCGGGCCGGATGAGCAGGTAATCTCCTAATGGCTTGAACATGCGCGCATTTTTGCACCGGTTTTGGCGAAATGTCAAATTTTCGCCACTTGCCGGAGCGAATTACAGCCGAACGCGGTTTGACATCAACATCTCAAAATGCCCGCCAAGGGTGCCGGAAGGCGCGTGGCGATAGCGTAGCGCCTCGATCATGGGGTGGGGCTGTGTACTACACAGGGGGGGGTAGATGTGGTCTAAAACAGGCCAGGAAACGCGCCTTTCCCGCCTTTTCGGCAAAACAGCGGTCAGAACGGCTGCTGCAAGGATTTCGGGATTGATGAAATCTGCCCTAAATCGCGTACATCGACATCCTGCCGCTTTCGACCGCGCCGTCTGGTTTGATGTTGCCCCGCACCATCTTTCGCGGCGGGCCTTCCTCGATCGGGTTGATGACGCAATGCTCCTCGTCGCGCGAATACATCATCATGACGATGCCGCTTATGGAGTTCGGGTTGCGCTCAAGGCCGTTCTCGTCCGCTTCCTTTCTCTCGGCGTCTGTGCCTTTGATCAGCACCCACGATTCGCAAATGAAGATGCCGATGTCGATTACGCGCTTGGATAGCAGCACGTTGAGCAGGTTGCGCGCATCGACGAGATCACTTTTTTTCTCGTTCTGGCACAGTATCGGCGTCATCAGGCCGTACTTGCCAGCGCCTGCGATCTTGGCGCCGAACACGATAGGCGCGTGCTGCTGGCCGCTGCTGACGATCATTCCTGCCGCAAGTTGCGCGACGCCCAGGAGCGCGCGGAAGTCCTCTAGCGTGGCGTCCACGGCTTACGCGATTTCCTCGAACAGCAGTTGCAACTGAGCCGCGGACTGCGCCTTTTTCTTGACGGTCTCGGTCACTCTGGCGACCACGTACTGAGACAGCACGCCTGGGATAATCCCGTTTTGCAGCGCAGCAAGATAAATCGCGTGCTTAAAATCCTCCTGAGCCTCGATCTTGCGCCGGCAGGCCGTTTCGAGTTTTTCAATCGATCCGCGCAGCGCCGTGATGTTGATGCCGGCAGCAAGAGCCCGTACTTGCGTTCTTTCCTCGGTTTTTTCCATGCTCACGCTCCTTTCAAAAGTTGTTGAATCCACCGAAGGGCATCGCCCGATTGGATCGCATCGCGGTCAACCGGGAGCAATCGATAGCCTTGCAAGAGCGATTCAGCGGCCTTGCGGATGTCGGCGTGCGCTTTACCCTTGATCCTGTGGACCGCGCCTTGGACCTCGACTACGAGCCGCTGCGCCTCGAACAGGATGTCGGCACGGCAGCGGCTGCCGACGAGATAAACGCAGTCGTACTTCGCCCCAAGCAATCCAGCCGAGGCGATTTGCCGCTCAAGCTCGGCCTCCAGGTCGCTGCGGGTTGCCCGCTTTGCCGGCGCAAGACTCGCCTTCGCCGCCAGCGTCACGAGCGACACCTTGCCGAATTTGCGCTGGTGCTGCTCGACCTGCGCCTCGGTGAGCCAGCGTCCGCTCATGGCGCCGCCGCCTTCCTCGGTCTTCCCACTTTTCGCCCCGGCTGCGTCTTGCCCACGCGCACCCGATGCTCGCGGACAATCCTAGCCATGCACGCGCGGCAATACGGCATCTTCAAATCCTTCGTGGACTTGTTGTCGCCGAACGCGCGGCCTGGCAGTTTGGCTTGGCAGCCGGGGCACCACTTCTTCATGCCGCAAGTTCCTCGCCAGAATCATCCTCGAATTGAAGCGATTCCTGCAACTCTGCGCGCTTGCCTTCGCTTGCCAGTTTGATATTGTGCTCAGCCTGCTTGTAGTAGCTCGACTTCAACTCGATGCCGATTCCGCGCCGGCCTGCACATAGGGCCGAATAGACTTCCGATCCAACGCCCATGAACGGGGTTAGCAAGGTCTCGCCTGGATTCGACCACATCACAATAGCCCGATCAATCACGTCCAGTTGCAGTGGGTGAACGTGCCGTTCATCATCAAATTCCCGCGCATCCCGGTAAGGCAGAACACGGTCCAGGCGCACATCATCCCAGAATGCAGAGGCGTAATGCCGCCAAATCCAGTGCGAATATTTGTTTTCAAGCTGGCTCCCGGTCCAGCCTTTGTACTTCATCACGTCGTTGGGCATCTGCGTTGCGCCAGCGTATTCAAGCAATCCGTTCGGATGCGCAACCGGCACCGCGTTGACGCCCTGCCTGCGAAAGATAATCAACTGATCCGCGTTCGCAATGCTGCACTTCGTCGAATCAATCGTCAGATTTTTGTGCGAGAGGCTTTTCGTCATCGTCCGATTGCGCACCGTCAGCGGCTCTTTCCACACGTGGTAGCGCGCAATGAAGTGAAACCCGATTTTCTCGTGCAAGCGAATCAGTTCGCCTGGAAAATCAATGAGCCGATCAAGGCCGGAATTGCCGGTAGGAATATCGGTGCAATGAACGGCGCTGATCCGGCCCGGCTTTGTTAGCCGATGCACTTCGCGCACGATGAAATCGTATTGCTCGAAAAATTCCTCGCGGTCGATACAGTTCGACAGGTCTCGTTCGTCAGACGAATATTGGTAAAGCCCGGCGAACGGCGGAGAGTACACGGACAAATCAATGCTTGCGTCAGGAAATGTTTGCATTATCTCCATCGCGTCAGCGTTGTAAATTGCGTAACGCGGCGTAATGCTCTGTTGGATTATAGCCATTGCGGAATCTCCACCTGTTGAGCGCCAACGTCCCGCACGATGCGTTTTGAATTGTGCATATGCGTCAAGAGTTCGGTGAACATTTTATCCGCCGCCTCGCTTTTCCTGATCATGTTTTCGCGCACGTGATGTTCTCCTTCGGTTGAAACAATGTCCACGGTAACGGTATTCCTTTGCCCAAAGCGCCAGCAGCGGCGAATGGATTGATAGTATTGCTCGTAACTGTGCGATGCGAATGTCACGACATGCGCGCAGTGCTGCCAGTTCATGCCCCACGCAGCGAGCTTTGGCTTGACCACGAGCACACGAATCCGGCCAGAGGCGAATGCGGCATAGGCTTCCTCTTTTTCTTCATCCGTGTTGGCGCCAGCGACCTGCATGGAGCCTTTGATTGTCTTTTCCAGAATATCTCCCTCCGCATTGAGGTGGCACCACACGATTGCTGGTTCTGGATGATCGACTAACCGTGCGACAAGTTCCGCGCGTTCTTCCAGGGTGCGCCTGCGCTCGTCGCGTTCCTCTTGTAGTCCAAATGCAGGAATCGTGAATAACATCCCGTCCGCCGGCCGCTTGGGTGTAACGATGTGATCGCGCACCCGCATCGGCGGCAGAATAAAGTCGCCGTCATCAAATCCAAGGTCTCTAGGCTTGCGGCACGCGATCGCCCACGAACACACCCAACGCCAAAACGCGGTTTCGGCGTGCCCCTTCATGCGCCATTGCCCTATTTGCTGCGCCACGCGATAGGCGAGCTTTGCGAAGTGTTCTCCGCCGCGGGCGCCGCGCGCCAACTTCACATCGTTCATGCGGCTGCGCTTGCTATCGTCTTGCACGAAAAACCGCGAAAGCATATCGCTATAGCCGAGCGCTCCAAGCGCTTCGCTCGATGTGCCGAGTTCGTGATAATCATTCGGCGCGGCCGTCGCGGTGCAGAGCAGCCGGTAAGCGTGCTTCGCCATAAATCGCGTGACTTGCTTCTGCGTCGCGCCGGAAAAGTGTTTCAGGATGGACGACTCATCGCATACGACGCCACCAAAATCAGCGGGATCGAATAGATGCAGTTTTTCGTAATTCGTGATGATGATGCCGCACCCATTGTGCTTGCCGTCGCGCGAACGTTCGCACTCGATACCGAACTTCGCACCCTCAGCCAGCGTTTGAATGCCTACAGCAAGCGGGGTGATAATCAGGACCGGCTTGTTGGTTTTGCGCACAACGTTCTCGGCCCACACGAGCTGCATCGGCGTTTTACCGAGCCCGCAATCGGCGAAGATCGCGCCCTTGCCTTTGCGCAAAGCCCAATCGACAAGCGCACGCTGAAAGTCGAAAAGGAAATCCGGCATCCAGATCGGCTCGAAGCCAGACATTGCTGCGCTCTGCGACTTGCGTTCGATGAATTCGGCGTAGGCGTCCATGCCTAGACTTTACTGATTATTTACAGATAGTCAATACGCGGTACCGAAAATAGTTATCCACAGATTTGCGCATAGGTGCCAGGCGGCAATCTGCCCCCACCCTTTGCCGGCGGCGGCAGTCAAATCGGCGGGCTGGATATTTTCGTTCCGCTGGCAGTTGTCGAAATTTTGACACATCGGGTCGGTTCTGCCCTTGACCTGAACACCCAGCAAGCCCGAAGGGCGCGCAGTCGGTGACGGCGGCGGGAACGGCGATCAAGAGGGTTTACATCGTTCAGTTACAGCGACAGCGTTATAGCACGCTAATAGATTGCAATTAGCGTGCTAATAGCGTGCTAATAGCGTGCTAATAGCGTGCATTGAGCATTGTAATATGCACTTGCAATCGTTTGGTATTGTGCTATATCATATTTATTCCCATGCCTACCGATGACAAACTGCTGACGCCGCAGGAGGTCAGCAAATTTCTCAACGTATCGTTGCCGACGTTGGCGCGTTGGCGCACGCAGTCAAACGGGCAATCCGGGCCCCCTTATATCAAGGTCGGGGATCAAATCAGGTATCGGGCGAGCGCCCTTGAATTGTGGCTGGTCTCGCGCACGGAGGCGCGCGGTGCCTGACCGTGTTCTGAGAGCCAGTTTAATTGGCAGCGAGAAAATGGCACGTGTTAGCGACCAAGCTGCCTTGCTCTATGACAGATTGCTTTCGATTGCAGACGATTTCGGCCTAGTTGATCTTTCTCCTATTTCGCTTCGAATGCGGGCCGTACCTGGACGCGAAACCTACACCATCGCTGCAATAGAAGCATATTGCTCTGAATTGCTTGCAGTTGGGTTGCTGCGCTCCTATGGCGATAATGGAAAGCGATATGCCGCCATTACAAAATGGGACCAGACGCGATGGGCGAAAAATCCAAAACTTCCAATGCCGCCGTGGGGAGAAGAGCACATAACCGGAGGCCATATAGCGCGGCGCGCACGCGAAGATGATAAACCTGCTGCAAGTCACAGTGGCAACGGAGAAAAAAAACCGAGAGCAACAAAATTTTTTGAGGAGTTTGAAATGGCGTGGAAAACATACCCGCACAAAACAAATAAGCAAAAAGCTCTAGCCGAGTGGAAGAAACTAAATCCGAGTCCTGAACTAGCAGCAAAAATAATGGCTGCGCTTGAAGTTCAAAAACGCTCGGAAGCATGGACGAAAGAAGGCGGCAAATACATACCGCACGCATGGAGATGGTTGAGGGACCGCCGATGGGAAGATGAATCACCAAAACCACCTGAAAGGACGGTCGCAATATGATAATTCCGCACGATGAAATCCGCGCCGAGGTTGTCAAACTTTACGAAGAAGGAGGTTTCCCAAAAGGGTGTTCTACCGGCTGGCCGAGCGTGGACAAACTCTACACGGTGACGATGGGGCAATGGACGCTGATAACCGGGACGCCTGCAAGCGGTAAATCCAACTGGCTCGATGCCATGCTCGTGAATCTAGCCAAGCGCAGCGAATGGAAATTCATCATCTACAGCCCGGAGAACTGGCCGCTTGCCCTGCACCATTCAACGCTACTCGAAAAATATATCGGCAAACCGTTCAACCCAGGGTTGACGCTGCGGATGGATCAGGAAGAACTTGAGGCGGGCGAAGAATGGCTGCGCGGCAAATTCTACTTTGCCAAGCCTGAAAAGCCCGATCTGGTTTCGATCCTGCAAGAGGCAGTGACCCATTTTCAATACCCGGCTGGCGCCGTGCGCCATTTCAATGTCGGGGTAGTCGTCGATCCGTGGAATCAACTTGAGCATTTCAGAATTCAGGGAATGAGTGAAACGGAATGGATAAGCCTTGAATTATCCGAACTAATCCGCGTCTGCCGCGAGGCGAATATACACGTGTGGCTTGTGGCGCACCCGGCGAAAATGTTCCGCGATCGCCAAACCGGAAAACTGCCGGTGCCCACGCCGAGCGACGTGTCAGGCTCGGCGCATTTCTGGAACAAAGCAGACAACTGCATCACGGTATGGCGCGATCAGGCCGAGGACTCTGCCGAAGTCGATATCCACGTACAGAAAGTCCGGTTCCGGCACATCGGCAGAATCGGACTTGCAACGCTGCGCTACAGCCGCATTACCGGCCAGTATGCCGAGATCATTAAGACAGCGCCTGTTTCCAATCTGCGCAAAGACCTTGACGAATGAAACCAGATGGCGGTCCCGCCTTTCCTGGCGCATCGGAAAAAGAGATGGGGTTGTCGATCAGAGATTACTTTGCGGCTCAGGCATTGCCGGTTGCGCACGAACACCTAAACGCCTCAGAACAGCCGTACACGTTCCTGCGCCTTGTCGAACGCGCCTACATCATAGCCGACGCGATGCTCAGGCAGCGCCTGCTCTAACCCCCTGGCGTCAGCCTTGCCGCAAGCAAATCCATCGCCCGGCGCAGCTCGTCATGGCTCGCGCACGGATGTTCTCGAATCCACTGCGCCCGCTCGCGCTCGAAGCGGCGCATGCGGGCAATGCCGCGCATCACCGCCGAGTGGTCGGGGCCTGGCTTTCTGCGGCTGACGATCATTTCGGTATTCTTAGAGATAGTGCAGTTGCACTCGCCCACCTTGCGGCAAAGGGATAGGCAATTAGGGCATGTCCACGGATAGTCAGGATACCAGTTACTCATACACCGCACATGCCTTCGCACTCGTTGCCGAACATATCCATTTGAGAATCGACGACGTTAAAATCTATTTCTGACAGCGGTTTAAGCTCACGATGCAGAAATCATTCCCCCGAAATCCTTCAACTTCCGCGAATGTTTGCTGCAACGCGATCTCCCACTTTACTGCACGATCAAACTCCGCCGGTTCATCGTCACGCAGCCGCCGCCACTCTGCATTGCTGTGATATGGGCAGAACACGCACGCGGAACGCGGTGGACGCGGATAACCATTTCGCTTCATCCACTCGAAACAATGCAACCGAGTCAACCTGCGCTCAACCAGCGGCCAAACGCTCGTTAACCATGGTTCGCTCGCTGGTTTCATCCGGTGCGCTTCGTCGAACGATATTCCAACCCATTGCGTAACGCCTGTTTGCTTTCCGCCGAGCCTGCGGTATTCACGGTACAGCGGAGCGAGCTTAAAATCAGCCGTGCATTGCCGCATCAGCAAACCAGTCGGCTTTCCGTTTTCAGATGTGAATGCCGGCGGGCTGTGCTTTTGATATTTCGTGCCGGTCTTGCTTACTCGGATTCTCGTTGCTTCTGCGGCAAAATTGCCCTGCGTCACGCGATGCACCGGGAATGCGAGTTTAGTTTCCAGCCAATCAAGCCAGTCATAGACCGCGCGTGGTTCTGCCTGTGTGTCGGCGAAAATTGCGCAGTCTGGCATCGGGGTAATCTCGCCGTGCGACGCCATTAAGGCCAACGTACTCGATTGCACCCCTGCGCCAAGACTGATTATATTTAGCATGCCTTTCTCTTGAGGTAGGCGGCCGGGGCGAACGTCACGCCCGACCCCGGCCTGGCTCTACTCGCGCAGGATAGGAGGTCCGCGCGCTTCAAGCGTTTAGTCGGCCCCGGACCGAACGCGGTTGAATTCCGGGGCCTGGCCGGCTTGGGGAGGGAACCGCCGCGCGCCGGGTGCGCGTCAGTTTAGCACTGCGCCTGTTTCGAGTGATCCTGAGAATTTCCGGTTTGCTCTGAAACCGGAAAAGTCACGGTGCTGTAATGCGCTATTGCCTGGCCTCATAGCCTACTCTACCGCGCCTCACGC